CCTTGTATAAAGTCTAATGGTTTTATTTTAAATAATTCAAAATCTGCTTCATATATCTCTTCAACTGTTTTAATTTTGTATTTTGTTCTTATAATTATATCAGTTTCATCATTGATATCGAGATTTAAATTTATTCCTGTATAAAATATTTTAAAATTATTATAATCATGTAAGAAATTTATTAATTTTTGATAAATATTATCTTCAAGAACATATTCCGGTGGTTTATATATAATTTCTAAAAAGTATTTATACATTCTTTTAAACTCTGATGAAGATTCAACTATTTGTTCAGATTGAGAATCTATATAAATAATAAAATCATTTAAAATAAAATGTGAGAATTTATTTATATCATCTAAATTTGATATTAACTGATCTAAAGATTTTTTATATATAAGATATTGTATAAATGATAATATTTCTTTATATTTAAATTTGTTAAATTCATCAATATTTTCAATATAAGAATCAAAAGTTATAGAATTTATAGTTTCTTTATTATCAGAAGGTTTATTAAATATTCTAATTAGTTCATCTAAATTTGAAGTTTCTTTTAGATCATCTTCTGAAAATAGTACACTAAATTTATCTAATATCTCCTTTTCTCCAAGTTGTAAATATTTAAAATATGTAATCTTTAAATTATCAACTTGATTTTTTAAATAATACTCACTATGTTCATATAATAAATTTTGTAACTGAAATATTGGTTTCCACGAATTGGCTATATCAAAATTGGATATATCTTGTGATAAAATAGGTTTTTCAATCTGATTTAAAATTATATTTTTAAATTGTTTAGGAATAAAATTATCGTAAATATCATCTATTTTAACAGAAGCTAGATCATACCATTTCTTTTTAATAAGTATTTCATCAGAAACATCATTTGGAATTTTAGGAGGTTGTAAATTTGTATATATTACTATACTAATAGCATTTAATGCCTCTTTTAAGAAATTATCAAGAAATGTTAAATCTGTTATACTATAAAAATTAGGGACATAAACATTATATGGAAGTTTAATAGTCTTTAAAATAACTTTTATGTGGCTTATAATTTTATGTTTAAATAAATTCCAAGCAATAAGTTTTAACAGCAGTACTTTATTTGATAAATCGGTTGAAGTATTAAATATTGGATATTCAGTATTAAATAATTGATCCGTCTCTGACGTTGGATCCAACGAAGTTGTCAACGGAAAAGCTGGATCTTGTGAAATAACTTGAGAATTATCCATTTATATTTCGTTTTACTTTAAAAATTATTTTTAAGTGTATTTATATTTGTTTTATTACAATGTCTGATATCAATGTACTAAGTTATATGTGGTTACTTGGATATGACTGGAGTAAATCTTCCATATATGATTTTTCATTTTATACTAAACATAAATTTTATATGGATTATTCTCAAAGAGAAAATTGTGAAATGATCATTCAAAATAAAGAAATTACTTTTAAATGTAAAGATTCTACTATAATGAAACCTCCACATGATACTCATGTGTTAGATGATATAGAAGCTCTAAATTTTGAAAATCGAATAATCAGAGAAATAAAAATGATGTACCCAAAAGAGTATATAAATGCAATTAAACGAGGAATTTTAGATGGAATATCATATAAAGTTGAAGATAAATGTATAATTCCAAGTAATTCATTTAATCCAAATGCATGTAGACTTTTTAAAGATATTGATACTAATATCACCAAAAATATAGTAATATCCGGTGCAAATTTAATAGATTTAGTTAATGATCTTTATTCTGAAAATACATATCATATTTTTGAAGATATACTAGATCATTACAGTTGGTTAGATGAATTTTTTAAAGGATTAAATTTTGGAAATTCTTTATGTTATAAGATGTTTCCTGATGCAGTTTTACCTTATAAAATTAGAAAAAGTGATGTAGGATATGATATAACATTAATTAAATTGCGTAATAAATATACTAAATATGGAATAACTTATGAATACTATGATACTGGTCTTATAATAGTACCTCCAATGTTCAGTTGGTTTTCTATTGTTGAAAGATCTTCTTTTCATAAATGTGGTTATTCTTTATCTAATAAAACTGCGATTATAGATCCAGGATATAGAGGACTGTTAATAATTTCATTGATAAAAAGATCAGAAGAAGTACCAGATTTATCATTACCTTGTAGAGCTGTACAAGCAATATATCATCATCAAGTACAAGTGAATCATTTAGAAGAAACATCAGAATTGGATATTACTGATAGAGATACTGGAGGTTTTGGGTCTACATAATTTAATATAAAATCAAAAAAAAATCGGATAGATTATATAATCCATAGTATAATTATTACACTTTTCTAAAATATTTTTAGTTTTTTTATTTTGTAAATATTTATAAGTTTTACAGTATTAATTACGGTTATACTGTATACTCTTGTATATAATATACGGTTATATTTAACCGTATGTATTCTGTTATATTATAAGTTTTAAAAAGTGAATACTCTCATTTATTATTAACTACAATTTTATAAAATTTTATCAGTTTAATTTATGATACCAATTTTAAATAGATCAAGACGCGAGAAAACTATATAAAAAGTATATGGTTTAATCTACTCAATAATTCTTATAAATAGTATAACATCTATAATTTTTATTTCATTATTTTTAGTAAATTTTAAAGAGTTAATTAACATATTTAATTTTTCAATTGTATGCAATTTTAAACTTGGATAGATATTATAAAAATCACTTTTAAATTCATTTACAGTATTTCTACAAAAATAATAAATATTTATCAAATCTTCAAATGAATAAATTTTCGGTCTATAAAGTTCATCCATTTCAATACTAACTATTGTTAATTTTAAACATGTTGTTAAAATGTTATTATTAAATTTTAACTTTTTAAGTATATCAACATCAATTAAATTTAAATCTATGTCATCAAACATTCTATAAACATCATCCATAACTTCTTTATATGAAAAATTATTCATTGTAGATACCAAATAATTATTATTTTCCAATTTACTTGCATTAATAATCATTGATGAATTTAATTCTTTATTTTTATTAATTAATTTTGATAAAATTATATTTGTATTATTTATAATAGTTTTATCATTTTCCATTTTTTATGAAATACGTATACATATATTTTAATCATATAAAAATTAATTTTGCGCATTAATATACAATACTTATTAATGTGTAAAATACCATCCAGATGTAATAAATGAGGGATAATCTATTTTAAATGAATTTCTAAAAGATTCATTACGATTTCTAAACAAAATAAAACATAGAATAATTATAGCAACTATAGTTAATATGCAAGTAGTTTCCATTTAAAATATTATATTTGTATTATTTAATAATAGTTTTAAAATTTGACATATTTTTTATAACTTAAAAATCAGTATATGATATTTTAATCAAAGTTTTTAAGTAAATCATCTATTTAATATTTTAGCAACTATAGTTAATATGCAAGTAGTTTCCATTTAAAATATTATATTTGTATTATTTAATAATAGTTTTAAAATTTGACATATTTTCTATAACTTAAAAACATCAATATTTTAATAACAGTTTTTAAGTAAATCATCCATTTAATATTTTAAAAACTTAATTATTCGTAATAACTTGCTTTTGGTTCTCCATATGCTTCTTTAACATAGAAATATTTCTTACCTCCCTCTGAATGAAATGGTGCTGGTGTACAATATTGCATGGCTGCACTCGGTGGTGCAATTGGACACTGTTGATTTCCTCTGCTCATTCCGGCATGGTGCATTTTCATCAAAGCTGCTGAGACTCCTGGATGATTTGTACTCGCTGCAGCCATTTTAGCAGATTGAGCACTTGCTGCTATACTTCCAGAAGCACTGGCAGCAGCTGCAGCTGGGTGAGGACTATTCGATTGTAATACTGCTGCTGTATTTGAATGATTAGCAGCAATACTTTGTAAAGCTCCAGAAACCGGTTGAGGAGTTTGACTTGCTGCTGCACTTGTTTGAGCTGCAGCTTGAGTTAAATGATTAGCAGCAGAAGCATTAAGTTGTGCAGCAGATACTGGTGGACTTACTTGAGCTTGAGATGTTAGTGCAGTAGCTGCTGCAACATTATCAGCTGCAGAGCTAAGTAAAGTTGCTGCTGGTGCAGAAGAACCAGATGTTGGAGCAGTATTTACTGGATTTGGAGGACTATTAGGTAAAGTAGCAACTAAACTTCCAGGAACAACATTTCCATTTGACATTTGAACATTTCCAGTAGGTTGAACTGCAACTGGCACCGATGGAGGAGCCGTAGGTGCCGAAGTTGCTGCATTTATAGACGAAGCTGTAACTACATTTCCATTTGTTAATTGAACATTTCCATTTGGAAGAACGCTTGCTGGAGTGGCAGACATATTTCTTTTATGTTGAAAATTTTTTAAATTAAATTGAGGTTTTTTATAAGAAAATTTTTCAACATATGGTGGTGCATTTGGACTATAAAATTTAGGTGGTAAATTTGGATTTCTTTTGGATGCAAATAAACTTGAAGGCATCTGTAATAAACTATTTATATAATCCATTTTATATCTTATAATAATTTAAAAATTATGATCGATAAAGAGTTTGATTTATATTAATTTAATAAAGTACTATATAAATCCGGGATCAAAGATTTTGTCATTTATTGTCCATAAATATATTTATACTAATTTAATTAAAGTAATATAAATCCGGGATCAAAGATTTTGTCATTTATTGTCCATAAATATATTTATACTAATTTAATAAAGTAGTATAAGATTAGTACTCCTAGCGTCGTATACGGTACCATCTACGACGCTAGGAGTACCATCTACGACGCTAGGAGTACCATCTACGACGCTAGGAGTACAATATTTTATCAATAAATATACTAATTTAATTAAAGTAGTATAAGATTACAAATATTTTATAATCCATCCACAATTTGTCCATTTACAAAGATTTACAAAATGTTCATTACTTAAAATCATATTTTTCTCTTCAAACGATAATAGTTTAAAATTGTCCAAAGAAATTCTCAAATTATGCATATTTTCTTCAGCTGTAAATGCTGTAAATTTTAAAATATCTGAATCTAAACCATTTTTTACAATACTAACATCGATATGAGTAGATCGTTGTTTAGTTAAATCGGAATTAAAATATGTATGATCAAAACTACCTGTTCTATCAGCTAATAATACTTTATGATCTTCAATGCAGGTTAAAAAACTAGCATTTCTTACAAATTTAGATAATAATTTTTGAAGTTTAACAAGTTGATTTGTATGTTCATTAAAATATTCATTTTGATCGATATAGGTCATATATTTAGATTTTAAAACGTATAATTGTTGTCTATAAGGATGAAATATGTACAAATATTTTATGTTTTTATATTTACAACATTTTGATTTTATCATATGATTATTAAACCAATATTCAAATATTTTAATAGCAATTTCAATTGAGTTTGAATTGATATCACCATTAAAAAATTTATTATGTTCTTCAAGTAATAGATCAAATTCTCTTTTGTGAACTACTATCCTAAGTATATCATGAATCCATGGTCTTCCAAAAATAAGACTTATAGACCAAAGTAATTGATCATTTGCAACTTGTTTAAGAAGTTGAGTATCTATAGTTTGTATATTAAACAAAAAATTATTGATTGCTTTTATAACGGTTAACATTTTATACTTTAAAATGTTATATAAATAATTAATTTTTTGAATACATTACTGCCAAGTAAGTTTTTTTCCTTCTGCCTACTCCCATTACATTTTAAAAAACAAACATGAAAAAATATATATTTTTTCAAAAATCTTTGCCCAGTAATTTTATGATCTGAATGTTTTTCATTAAATTTATTCATACATTCTACACTACAATATTGTACCGCCTACGACGCTAGGAGTACTTGTCCTTCACAACATATACATAAAAATAAAGGAACATCTTGCTGATTACATCCACTACAAATTTGATGTGTAAGTTTTAACCATAATAAAGGTTCATACATCATGTAATTTTGTAACAAAGTTTCAACTCTAATTTTATTATAATCTGGAATAACATTTTGTTTATTAATCGGAAATGAATCATGAGTATTGTACATATATTGATTCATTTTGTTAATAAATATGACGAGATAAAATTGTAAATTTTTATTGACCGTACTAAATGTACGGGCATAAGGCTTTTTTTTATTTTTGTTATTTAATTGATATCTTCTTCATCATTTTCGTACCAATGTTCATCCTTACAGTTTGTACAAACTTTAACTCTCGCGCCGCTCGGATACTTACTGTGCGTCAGAAAACGATCGCACTTTAAACAAAACTTGCGAAGAGTTTTCCACTCTTCATCGCTGTATTTATGGACTCGGCCGACCACGTCGGCGTGAAGTTTAGCATTGATGAGTCCGAGATAGCGAATGCGTTCATTGTTCTTTTGATACGATTTGATCATCGCAATCTTTTTTGAGATAAGTTCTTGTTCCAAACTAAGTTCCTTGAACTTCTGGTTGAGTTGATCCAACGTAGTTGTCATCAACGAAGCTTGATCCTCCATTATGATGATATATACAAATCCATACAAAAAAATCTAAATTTTTGATAAGTTTTTATTATTTTAAGCTAAAAATAATAATAAAATTAAATCTATTTTATATTTACAACATTTTGATTTTATCATATGATTATTAAACCAATATTCAAATATTTTAATAGCAATTTCAATTGAGTTTGAATTGATATCACCATTAAAAAATTTATTATGTTCTTCAAGTAATAGATCAAATTCTCTTTTGTAAATGATTCAACTCTTGCTGGTAGATTTCAAAAAAAAACTGGTTGATACCAATTATTCATGTTAAAAAAATCTAAATTTTGGTTAATTTAGATTGATAAAGTTAAAGATTTAAAACTTTTTATGTAAAAAAAATGGATTTTCATGATTACATACACATTTTTGTGGAATACCATTAATTATAGTACAATATTGATGAGCATATTCGCAAAATCTAGCTGGAAAAATACATTCTTTATATAAAGCTCGTTGACACATTTCTTCTGGATGCCAAAAGTTACAATATTCACTATCACATTTAGGCCACCATTTACAAATCACTTTTGGATTTTCTGATTTTTTAGGTGCTCTTTGGTGAAAATATCTATGTATCAGTATAGCTCTTTCTAGTGGATCTTGAGGCTCTGGTTCTAACAATCTTTCATATGAATACCTTGATAACAATGTGAAGTATCTTGTAGATCTATCAGACATTGCAAAAAATGTTTTGGCTGAAATACATAACTAATTATAAAGAAAAAAATATAAATTTTAGTTGACAGCTACTAAAACGTAACGGTCATATTAAATGAAAAAAGTTATAATCTACTTTGAGTCCGACAAATCGATCCCAATCTGAATCGGCTGGTTCGTCAATCCAAACTTCCTTTTTACATTTTAAACATTTGAATTGAATGTACGTTTTCCGGATTTCGATAACCTCGTCTGAGAACTTCCGACTTGGAATATCCTCAATTTCACTTAAGTACTTGATCGTCAACTTACGTATCTTTGCGTCAAGTTGAAGCTCAGAGATTTTGTCATTTACGGTTGACAAACTTTCAATTAAAGAATCTCTGATCTTTAGTTGCTCCTTGAGCTCGACTCGCTGATTTTTGAAAAATCCATGTTTCTCAGAGAACTATGTGATTCTTGGAAACGGCTTTGCAGATAACAATAGATAATTAAATATCCATATAGAAAAACTAATTTTTTCTTAACAATAATAAATGTATCAAGAAAAGTTTACAATCAATCCAGCTGAACTTATACCTTTTAAACAAACAACTGTTAGCCCAATGTATGCCGAAGAATGGCATGTTCGACCTCCATCATACGATTTATATACAAATAGCCCCCCTCCAATAGATCCAAATATTAACAAGGTAGAAGATCCTAGAGATTATCCTTATGGACAATATTTAACTATAACTAACTTAATCCCAAGAGACGAAAAAGTAGTTAATTTACTTTGTAATAGTAAAGCAAAAGCTATTGACTATATCAATAGTACATTTACAGCACAAGATATTTTATTTCGTGATAATATATCAAGAATACAAAAGAAAAAACTTGCTAGAAGATTTAGACAAGAATGTAATGATACATTTTCTCCATATAATAGTTTTTAGATTTAAATATAGATATACTGTAGCCCGTAGACTACACTAATTATTTCACAAATTGTAAAACCCCTAAAACGAAATCTTAGAATTTATAAAATTATCAGTATAGTCTACGGACTACAGTATTAAACGTTGAAAAACTTTGATGATCAATTTGAACAGTAAAGTTTTTCAACGTTTATTGCTCCGATTGATCATCGTCGGTTGCATTCGATCGTCGGCGCCCTGGTGCAGGTGCAACGATTTCGACAAATTTGTTTCCTTTATCACGACGGCGTTCGAGCGGAACTTGTTCACTGTCATCGGCTGCCAGTGGTCCATACGGATTTTCGTTAGCCCAGTCTCCTGTGTCGATGACTTGCTTTGCTCGTTCAATGAACGCTTCCTTCGACGCTTGACCCTTGCGTTTTAGTTCTTTACCGTTTCTTTCGTCTTTCTCGAGTTGAACTTGAGCCTTAATCTTCTCAACTTCATCTTGAAATTGCTTCGCAAGTTCAGCTTTCATTTTTTCGAGTTCGGTCTTTTGATCGATCTGTTGAGTCGATCTCTGCTCATCGTTGTTCTTTCCCGTGAAGTGAAAGACACGCTTGTTCCGGTTTCGATATTCTTCCGGACACATGCAAGGATCACCTCGCTTGTTTCCGAATTGATCTTTTCCGTACGTACAATAGCCATGATCGTATGCACAATCCATGGCCATGTTCGGACATTCGCCTCGTTCGAATGCTTCGCATTTCGGAACGTTGTGTCGGAAAGATCGCATGTGTTCGTCGTGACGCTGAGGATTTTCCTTGTTCGGCTTGCTGAGACACTTTGTGAATCGGCAAACCATTGCTGGTTCCCACTCTTCGCGTAGAGGAAACTTGTCCGGATTTTGAAGTTGTCTGTTCGGTCGACCTCGTGTCGCCGCAAACTGACCCTTCATGTAGTTAGCCGGTACAGTCCCTCGACCATCGTCGTCGTAGTGTTGTGTTTCTGGCGGCGGAAAGTCGCTCGCTCTAAAATTTATTGAGATTCGATCTTTAATGTTCGAAAGATCTCGATCGATCTCATTTGCGACAGTAGTTAGACCCCTGTCGATTTTGATGAGCTTTTGTTCGAGAATCTCGTTTTTCTCACGAACTTCTGTGAGATCACGTTCACATCTCGCGACTCTTTCGTTAGCCAACGCCAGATCGTTTGTAAGATGCGTTAGAATTGCATCTTTTTTAGCGAGTTCTGCGTTGATGTAGCTGTTCGTACGTCTGTTGTATTCTGTGAACGTTAGTTGTAGAGTGCTGTTCAATTGATCGGACAAAGACTTGATCGCATCCGTGACAACATCTACGATGTTTGGTTGTGACGACATTCGAGCCGAAGCAAATGCTCCGCTCGATGCGCCGTAGTCGAAGCAAGTTCCAAACTGATTTGGAATGTATGCTTGCGACGATGCTGTTGACATGGGTTGATTGTTCATACCCATGTTGTACGGTGCCTGTTGCATTGTTGGTGCAACTTGATTAGGCTGTTGCATTGTTGGTGCAACTTGTTGAAACGCGTTTAGACCATTGCTCATGATTCTCTGTTTGAGATCCTGAAGTCGATCTACTTCGTTCATTTTCACTTTTATGATTTGGAGCTTGAATGATTTGAATGTTAAGTCCAATGGATACATCGTTTTTCATAGACAAAAATATAATTTTTTCCTATATATTCACTCGTAATACTATTTTTTAAATGTTTATCTTTAAATAAGATAATTTATTTTTATTAAAGTATATTATATAAATATTATTTGATGAAGTATATTATATAAATATTATTTGATGAAGTATATTATATAAATATTATTTGATGAAGTATATTATAAATATTATTTTTTATTAAAGTATATTATATAAATATTATTTGATGAAGTATATTATATAAATATTATTTGATGAAGTATATTATATAAATATTATTTGATGAAGTATATTATAAATATTATTATTAAAGTATATTATTTGATGAAGTATATTATATAAATATTATTTGATGAAGTATATTATATAAATATTATTTGATGAAGTATATTATAAATATTATTTTTTATTAAAGTATATTATATAAATATTATTTGATGAAGTATATTATAAATATTATTTTTTATTAAAATATATTATTTGATGAAGTATATTATAAATATTATTATTAAAGTATATTATTTGATGAAGTATTATAAATATTATTTTTATTAAAATATATTATTTGATGAAGTATATTCTAGATTTAATTTATTTTTATTAAAGTATATTATAAATTAAATAAAATTATATGATTTAATGAAGTATAAAAAAATAATGTTTTTTTTTAAATAAAGTTTATAAGATTTAAATTAAATAAAATGTTTCAACTTACAGATGAAGATTTTACTCCTTTTACATTACGTATATCGAGAAGGGATCCCATATTAATGTATTTTAAGAATTTAAGATGTCAGTATTGTGATATGTTTGATAAAGTATTTATGAGACTTTCACAAAAGTCATATAAACATCCTGTTTCATTTTGTTGTGTGATTTTAACACCAAAGCTTTTAGCTAAACTACCACCTGCTTCTAATCAACCACAATTAACTATAGATAGAACACCAACTTTAGTTATATATCATGAAGGTATACCAAAAGCAAAATATACTGGATCAAAATTTGATGAAAGAGATGTTGATACATTTCTAGAAACAGTTTTATCTCAAGAAATTTATAAAGATACTCAACCAATTTATAGTCAATATATTCCTCAAAGGTCTGAAGTAATGACTCCTATACGAGGTATTGAATATCCTCAAAATACAAATTTTAACCCTCCAAATATGTATTCTGAATATCAAACTAGATCTTCAAATTATAATTATCAAAAACCACCAATTTTTCCATTTCAAAATTATGAACAAAGATCTGATAATAGAAATTTTAGTTCTTCAAAAGATAAACATACTATGGGATACACAAATGAAAGAGATGATTTTCAATTATCACCAGGAAACTCTCTAATACCTCATGATCGTCCATGGAAAACTGATATTATACGTATGTAATTAAATATTTCTACTTAAATATTTATGTTTTGGGGTTTTATAAAATTTTCCAAATATTAGTTCCAGTGAAATTGTCAAAGTCAGTTCTATGAGTAACATTAGATCGTTTTTCAAGAAGTAACAGTTTTTCATTCATATTATTCAATTGAGATTTTAAATTTAAAACTTGACTATATAGGTCTTTATTTATATCATCCGATTTTTGTTTTTCAGTTTCCAAATAAGTCATATATTTTTTTAATTTTATATGTTCATCTTTTATATATACTAATATATCAGTTATAATTGTAATCTCTTTTGAAATTTTATTTGATGTATCATCTTCTAAATGGGATAAATCAAATAAAGGTTTTGGAGAATACATAGAAACAATAGCTTCTGTTGAAAGATTAGTAAGATTAGGAACAATAACTGAATTGATAAAACGTTGAACTTCTTCTTCTGCAGATTCTTGCGAATACATTTTATATATTTGTATTTTATATCAAAAAACTTAATTTTTTACTGATAGTAATTAAATCCATCTACAACTTATTCTAGATATAAAATCAAAATTTGAATTAAAATTATATTCGAAAGATTCAAGACAATTAGATATTTTTACTAAATGATACAATGGTTGACATATACCAAAAAATATTGGATAGTTAGTATCAATAACAAGAAAATAATCATAAACATATCTTTTAATTTCTTTGTTTTTATTTTTTAAAACTAGATCATTATCTATTTCATAAAAATGTTTTAAATATTTCAATTTGGTTTCATCTGATATATATAAAACAGTACTATTAACAAGCATAGCTGCAAGTATTGCTGGAAATAATTCATCTCTGTTAATTATATATTCGTTTTTTATATTCCTCTTAGATTCAACTAAAATTATTAATTCATTCGGTTTAAATTTAAATTCTTTTGATAATGTACTATTTACTCTAGCAACGTTATTAAAAGGACCATATTTATCACTATAAGAAATTACTAATACTTTGTATCGTTTCAATGAAGTAATATAGTCTTGTAATTCTTTCATAGCATTTATAGATTCAAAAAAAATATATTCAAAAAATATTTTATTTCTTGGAATATCGTATCTACTGTATATATCATCATTGTTAACTTTATTTTCAACATTTCTTTTATAATTTCTTGGTAATCTATTTTTATCGGATCCTAAACTTGATGCCATGTCTTCTTCTGTTAAACAATCTGGATGTTCAAGAATTTTTTTAAGACTTTTTAATTGAGGAAAATCTTTTTGATAAGCAAGAGTTAACCATAGATATTCAATTGGCAATTGAACAATTCTACAATCTAGTAATTTTTTTTTAACATTAAATATATATGATAGATTTCTATCATCAGATTTACCTATATTTTTTTGATTAAATTTATCCCATATAACTAATAAATCTTTACTTTGTTCTGTATTACTAAAATACATTACTGCTCCACCAGTTTCAAATACATATGGATCAAATAAAAGTCTATCTAAATGTGTAGGAGCATCTCTTGCATCTGCATTCCATCCTCTTGCCATAAAATCGACATTTTTCATATCAAATATATGAGGATATTTTTTAATAAGCATATCTCCATCTAAATATAAAACTGATCTTGGTTTACAAGCATTTAATGCAATAAGAATAAATTGAGATTTAAAATTAATTGCAGCTTGATACATACCTTTTTTTGCATATTCTGGGTATTCAATAGCCATATAATTACATTTATTTTTGATACAAGAATCTTCCCAACGAGTTATCATCTTATCGTAAGTCAATGGCTTTTTAGTAAACTTTTTAGTTTTTTTTACACTAGTAAGACATGGTCTACCAGTATTATAGTTTAAATTGCCTCTACCCCACCAATATGTAACTACGACAAAGTTGCTTTTTGAGTTGATTATAGTTGGTGCTATTATATTTTGTTTTATCTTCTCTGTTGACAACTTAGTTGGATCCATTTTACTCAAATTGATAAAATTTATTTTTTTTTAATATTTTATCAATATTTATATATTCATTATCAATGGAGAATATTACAATTGACTCTGTATATTCAATTAAACAATATGAAAATATTGAAAGCATATTGAAAGGTCAAATTAGAGATAGTAAGATATATTATTATGTAAAATGGAGAGAATATCCTGATGCCTTTTGGATACCAGTCAGTTATTTTACTCAATATATATTAGATTACTTGAAAACAAAAGGAATTATTTTACCTGATATTTCTACTGTTTCTAATAGTCATAATAGTAAAGTAATTTGTAAACATGTTGATAATCTTAAAAATAGTCTATTACATAAAGATATTCAAAAATGTAAATTGTTAGAGAAATCAAAAAATAAAAAAAAGATTCCAGAGAAGAAAATATATAAAACAAAAAGAACCTTAAATTTTACATTACCTTCTACGACTCTAGGAATACAATCTTTGGCTAGTAAAAAACCAACTTTACTATTGAAAACATCATTGGATTCTTTATCAACACAATGTAAAACATCCAATGACTCAATTCATAAAACATCTGTTAATTCTAAACAGAATTTGCCATTGACAACTTCTTTGAATGAACCATTAAAAACGAAGTTGTCAATGGCTTCGTTGTCTCCACCTAAACTAGAAAAGCAAGAACCAGCAAAGCTGATGACAACTTCGTTGGAACCGGCTTTGCCGCTGACAACTCTGTTGGAACCGGCTTTGCCGCTGACAACTTCGTTGGAACCGTCTACGACGCTGACAACTCTGTTGGAACCGATTAAATTAGTTCCTGAGATAGTGATTTCCAATATGCCGAAGTTGAAACAACAGATATTTGAATGTAAACCTTGCAATAAACAATATAAAAGTGAACAAGGTTTAATTTATCATAATGTTCATAAACATTTTGAAAATTATAATTATAAATGTTCTATTTGTTCCAATAAATTTAAAAAAAAAAAAATATTAACTATGCATAATAACATTTTTCATTCTAAAAATTCAGATAAACTTTATTATTGTAAATATTGTCCTTGTGTATTTAAAATAGATACAACATACACTAGACATGTTAAGAAATTTCACTCTGATACATGCAAATTTATTTGCACTATTTGTAACAAAAAGATGGTCACTAAAAGGGGTTTAATGTGTCATATTACATATGTACATAAAATTAAATCTAATATAGATTTTAATAAAACAAATACACATATTCAATCACTAGAAGCTGAAGATATATCCGATACTGAATTAAAAAAAAATTCAAATATAGATATTTATAAATGTTCATATTGTTTATGTATTTTTTCATCATATAAAAGATTATCAAATCATATATATCAAACTCATCGAGATAAATTAAACTTTATATGTAACGTATGTAATAAAAAATATTTAGATGCTGTATCACTTAGACAGCATAAAACTAAAAACCATTAAACTTTTTTTTTAATTGCCGTTTTCTATTTTTCAAAATAGAAAGTTCAATAAAATTTATTTTTTTTAAGTTATTAACTTCATATGTTAATAATGGATTCATATATCGATGATTCGGTAAATTTAGTGGAAGCTTTACCAGTGACAACTTATGAAGAAGTTTTGCCAGTTACAACATTTAATTCTGAAGATAATGAAGTTGATATGTATCATAAAATTAAAGAAATATTAAAATCTCAAACTTTAAAAAATAAATTATATCATAAAGTAAAATTAAATAATAATATTGAATTTTGGGTACCTGAAAATTATTTTAATAAAACTGCATTAAACATTTTTAAGAGTAAAAATATTAATTTTCCTAAACCAATATATATTGCGAAACGAACTTTAACTTTTACAAAAAAGATAGCAGTATGTGAAGAAAAACAACTAAAAATATTTGAATGTAAACTTTGTAATAAAATATATAAAAAAAGAAGATCATTAGTTCAACATAATAGAATGAATCATTCTTTGGAATATACTTTTAAATGTACAGAATGTAATAAAAAATTCAAAACTCAAAAATCATTAAATCTTCATAATATTCAAAAAAAAATACAAGAAAGTATGCCAAAGAAAACATTTCCCTGTAAATATTGTCCTTGTACATATAAACGTTTATCAGATTTATGTATACATATACATAGATTTCATAAAGATACCCCTAGATTTATTTGTGATATTTGTGATAAAAAATGTTTATCAATTAATGGTTTAAATATACACAAATTATATGTTCATAATATACAATATTCATCTAAAAATCTACCATCATTAATACCATCAGTAGCGCCATTAGAATCTACAGATACATTCTCTGAAAATAACATAAAAAATATTCATGAATGTAAATATTGTTCACAGAAATACTTGAGTTATAGAGGATTATCATTACATATTTATAACAGTCATAGAGATAAATTGAAATTTATTTGTGAGTTTTGTGATAAAAAATTTATAGATTACAAAGCACTTAAAGGTCATCATCATATGAAACATCCAAAAGGTAAAAATCGTTCAATTTAAAAAAATCTTTGTTTAATTTTTTATTTGTTAACAAATAGAAAACTTTTTTATTTTATATTTATATAAATATATAAATATAAATATAAATATATAAATATAAATATAAATATAAATATAAATATAAATATATAAATATAAATATAAATATATAAATATAAATATAAATATAAATATAAATATATAAATATAAATATAAATATAAATATAAATATAAATATAAATATATAAATAT